TTCATTTCTGCAACGAGAAATGGACCTTGAATGTAAAGTGTCTTCACACCATTCTTTTCTTCGGTGATCATCTTTACTGATTCGATTGTTTCTGTGATTAGTTTCATTTTATCTCAACCCCAGTGATGCGCGTTTTCTAAGTGAACGCTTTCTTTTAATAAGAGCGCGAGCCATCTTTGCTTTACGCTTAATTTTTGCACGTCGTGCTGCAAGTTTTCTTTTCATTCTTTCGCGCGGTGGAATGCGCACTAATTTACCACCACGAATAGTATAGCCAGGAACTGCTGATAGAACCTTGCGACGTTGGACTTTACCACCTCGTACACGCGCACGAACGAGTTTTTTACGACCCATGCGCTGCACGTTTGCTTCGGCGATAATTTCTCTTACAATGTCAGAGACAAGACTCATTTATCTCCTCCAATTTTAAATTGTACCTTACTTAATGCAAAGTGAGCCGCTTTTTCAAATCCTTTTGGAGTTGTGAGCATATCGGCAAACTTCTTTTTATTCTCATCATTCAATGCACCATGAACCATATGAATGGCTTTTGCTGCACCATGACTGACTTTAAGTTTTGAACCATCAGCAAACTTCATATGCTTTGCATGTGATGTAACGTTATCTTGTTGTGCATATGCTGCGACTTGTTCAAGACTTTCCATGACGTCACCAGAAACTTCTACGCTATCGCCCATGTAACGACCTTGACCATATCCACGATCTGTTGGATCATACTCTGGTTGTTTTCTTGGTGGTGGATTTCTCTTTAGTAATTTTGCCTTTGCACGCGCTCTTCCAATACGAGTAAGGTTTGCGCGTTCAATGTCTTTTTGCCTTTCTTCTGGTTTGCCAACTGTTTCTTTACGAGCAATATCTCTAATTTTTGGAGATGGACGTTTCTCAAGATAACTCTTGAGTGTTTCATCTTTAAGTTCATTCACTGGCTCGACTTCTTCCATCTGTATGTTTGTGCCAGGAATAACTTCTCCTGGAGAGTTACCAGTGCCAGCATATGGGATTGTAATTACAAGACCGAGTTGCTTGTTATGATACATTGCAACTTTTTTGCCGTCAGGAAAAATGCGAATTCCTTTTCTTTGCAATACAATCATTACTGGCGGATTTTGTTCGTCTTTAAATCCAGCAATTGCTTCGGTGATTAATTCATCACCTTCAATCTCATTGTGCTGCATTAAATTTTTGCGCACTGCTTGAAATGCTTGTTGCGATCCAATAGCAGCACTTGAAGTTGCATCATAATATCTTGTCAAAACATCGCGATGTTGTTTTGGCAATCTAGCAATATCACCAACTTCTGATTGGCGTCGCAATGCAATTTTCAAGCGTGGTAAATCGCTGGACTTCATTGCTCCAGAACGAACTAACGCAGAAATTCTTGCACTATCAAGTGCTGCTTGTTTCGTCTGCTGCGACTTCTGCTGATCCATCGCTGGATTCGCCTCCATCAACTTCGACTTGATCTGTTTCAACTTCATTTGTTTCTACTTCTGGTGTGATTAAAGAAGAGGCAATTTCTACCTTCTTAACTTCAAGGGCATCAGTAACTTTATTAGCAAACGTTGCATCAAATGCTGCTTGGAATGCTTCTTTATCGCCACTGATTGCCGCATTTACCATATCAAGAGTTGTCATATTATTCTCCATTACTTATTTAACTTGCGAGCTGAATGCTTGATCTAAACTTGAAGATTGTTGTGGTTGCCCTTGTGGAGCACCTTGCATTGCAGCCATGGCTGCATTTTGAGCAACTGCAGCATTCTGCGCTGAAACTGAGAGGCTTCCAAGACCCATTGCATCAGCAGCTGCCTTTTCTTCTTCAAGTTCATTATCCATACGCTCAATGCCTTCTTCATCAAAGTGAAGGACATGTTTCTTAACCCATGCACGAGAGAAATATGTTCCAACATATGGATCAACAAGATTCATAAGTTGTAGTCTTGCAGTCATGAGTTCAGATTCTTTAAGTTCTGAGAAATTATTATCTTTAAGGAAGTCATAATGAATCTTTTCCTTCAAAACTTCCCATTCATCAATTGAACAAATACCTTTAAGTGCTAGCTGACGCTTCATCAGTTCGTCAAATAGCACTGTAAACTTTGAACGCACACGCTCAATAAACTTGTTAAACTTTAATTCGTCACGTGTGATTTCTGATGTACGACCAAGAGTAAATCCTGTCGATGATTCAAGGCGAGAAATTGGAACGTTCAATGACTTATATAATTTTTGTTCAAAATACTTAACGTCAGACAACTCCCCAAGATTTTGACCTGCTGGGAGAGTTGTGATTTCTGTTGACTTACCCTCACCACGACGCGGAATCCAGAAGTCTTCCATCATTGACATAAACTTACGATCGTCTTTGACTTCACCAGTAGAACTATCGTAGACAACTTTGTTTCTAAACTTGGTCATAATGTCACGAAGATATTGCTCTGCTTTGACCTTCGGCATATTACCAACGTCAATATAGAACACACGACGTTCTGGTGCACGACTTAAACGATAGATGACAACAGCGTCCTCAACCATTCGGAGCTGGTTGAGGGGCTTTATTGCCTTGTGAAGGTAGGACAAAACCATTTGACGTTTTGCGTCAAGTAAACCTGAATTGACATTAATAATTGCATCAGGAGCAATCTTAACAGCATTATCACTTACAGAAGTGACAATAGATTGACCTTGTTGTGATGCTTTGTCGTTGAAGATATAAAATTCTTCTACTCCAGTCACAACTTCAATTTTTGTTCTTGGATCTTTTTTCTTAATGATCGTTCGAACTTTTTTAATCTTTCTTGGATCAATATAAACTAATTCTTGAATGCCAAGTTTTGGTTGCTTTTCATCAATCAAAACTTGATAAAATAACCGACCGTCAATATACCAATTACGAAATATTTCTGCGCCATAGTTTGAAAAGTCCATCATACGAAGAACGTTCTCAAATTCGTCGCGGATCATATTCTTAATTTTTTCTGGTTGCTCTAGGTCATCTAGAATAATAGAAACAGACTTACCAGTAACATCGTGTACAATCGTCTCATTGACAATTTCATCTACTGCAGCTTCAAGTTCTGGCTGCATTGCCATCTCGCGATAACGAGTGACTAAATCATTTTCGTTTTTAAAACTGGCTTCGAGATCTAGATAAGTTCCGAAATAACCACCAGCAGTTACGGCAATTGCACCGTCATCTGCAACAGGTGCACTAATCTGTGCCTGAAGTTGCTGAGGAGCGTCTTCAGGTTGTTTTCGAACGATTTGAAATCCAAATAGATTAATTGCCATATATTACTCCATAATAAAGAAGGGGGAGGCATTCCTCCCCCACTCAAGTGGCATTAAGCGCCAGTTAGAGATTCAATTGGTGATCTCAATGAAGAGACGCCACCACGATCAATTGATTCCCAATACTGATAAGCAAAGTTAACAGTATATTCTTCAATTGTGTCGTTTGAACCCCAGTCTAGGTCGATCTGAGCAATATCTGTTGGGAACATACCAACAAACTTGTACTTCTTTAATTGACGACCATCTTTTGAGAATTGGATAACCTCAGCATCAACACCATATGACTGCGATGTTCTTGCGCGTGTTGAACGTAGATTTGTGACATTGTCGTTAATGCCGCGAACCCATGATTCCATTGCGTTACGAATCAAGAAATCTTCATCATTGATAACTGTTACTGACCAATCAGCAAAAGTACGATTGCCAGCAACCTTCACTTCGCGACCGAAGTAAGGAACTGTCACCATACCGACTGTTGATCCTGGAAGAGCAGCAGTCTTAACCATGAAAGATGACTTTGCCGAAGCAGCTGCACCAAGTGATGCATAGTTCGGGAAAGTTAGTCGTACTTCAAACAGATTAGGACGTGCGCCATCACCAGTTAGTGAGGTACGAAATTGATTTACATTAAAAGCCATTTTATTCTCCTGACTTTATCCTAGTCTATTTATTAGAAGCGACCAACGATTTCGTCGAAGGCAACACCAGTGCGAACAGCAACAAAGTTCAACTGGATAAAGTTGATACTACGTGCTGGCTTGATGTAAATGTCGCCAATAAATTCGTTACGATCGATAACTTCTGGAGTATTGTTTGTTTCATCGCAAACAACACGGAAATCATAGATACCGCGACGACCTTGTACCGTTCTGAGGAATGGTTCGACAAGATTTACGAAAGTTGCTCTCGTAAACTCATCATTGAACTCGAATAGGCTTGCGCGTGCAGCGCGAGCAATTGCTTTCTCAAGAACGATAAACAAGCGACGAACATTGATACGATCAAATGCGCTTGGGCGAGCAAGTAAAGTCTTGTCACCAAACAGAACAACACCCTCACCTGGGAACGACACGATTGGGTTCACACCCTTCTTGTATAGTTCGTCACGATTTGCTTGGCTTGGATTATAAGCCAACTTGATGACGTTCTTCAATTGACCGCGATTGAAACCAGCTGGTGAGAACCATGGGTCACGATCTTGATCGGTGCGAGCACAGAGACCTGCGGTATCACCATTACATGGAACCCAACGGTAGGTATCGTTGTACTTATCGTACTGATACTTCCAGTTGCTATCCATCACAGCATATGAAGATGATGGTAGTGCATTGCGATAATTTGTCGTTGAGGTTACTGGATCAGCCGTGTTAACGTTTGCATATGTTGGTGAAAGGAACACAACACAATCGCGTCGTGCTTCTGCAATATCGATTGCCTTTTCAGCAACGGCTTCACCACCACCACCAACCATGATTAGAGAGATATCAACGTTTTCTGTTGAGCGGAATTGCTCATAAGCAGTTAGAACATTGCCTTCTGTTACGCTACCATCTGTACCACGTTGGAACGAAATTGTTAGATTCTCGCCCTCAAATGCGTGGTTTGAATTAGCTGCAACACCCCATGTATCGTTATTTTGACCAAGAACATAAACATAGCGTGAAGCACGATAGATAACATCGCGATAGTATAGGCTATTTCCTGATTCGTCTTTAGCGTTTGTTGCTTTTGAAACATTTGCAAAACGCTCAACGACGGTGTTTGGTGTTCCTGAGAACAAACCATCTTCGTCGATAATTGCAATATGCATTTCGTCATTTGCAAGAGCATTGTGATTTGCAGCAACCCAAGTTGATGTGCCAGGAGGACCATCGAAGAATGATCCATATGGCGTCAACGTTGCATTAGCAAATACTGATGCGTTTGAATTTGCAATAATCGCAACTTTGAGAGAGTTACCACGAGCACCAGGATAACGTGCAGCAAATGCGATATCAGAATTTGAACCAAGATGGAAAGAACTGAAGTAGTTATCTTCACTCTTCACCTTGACGTTTGATGCGCAAGTTGCTGGATCAACGTTGAGAGCAACAGCTGAATTTTGCGTTGCAGCTCCTGCGCGCGACACAAACATATTGTTGCTATAGGAAAGAAAGTTTGCAGCAGTAAAGAATGGTAGGAATGTGTTGGCGTCTGGTTTGCCATACACAGCTACAAGTTCATCTTCTGATGCGACTTGACGTAATACGTCGACTGGACCCCACTGAAACGCGCCTGCAATTGCGCCAGTGGATGTTGAAACTGCTGGGACAACTGTTGTTGCATCAATTTCGGATACATTCACGCCTGGTGATACTAGAAAAGCCATGTTTTTGCTCCTATAAATGGAGATTAAGAAATCTACCGTTTATTTAGTAAAACGGGGTTTTTGACTAATAGGGTTTCCAAACAGCACCATCTTCAATAAAAGCACCGTCATTATGATCAACATCTATATGTCCACCTAAAAAAGTCGGAAGTTGTTCTTCTTCAATCTGTCTCATCTGCTCTTGGTGCAGTTTTGCTTTGATATCGACGTTCGTAAGTTCAGCAAAGAATTGCTGGTTTGTCATCCATGAGAATAATACCAAAGTCATAACGAGATCGTCGTGTGATCCTTCTTCAGCTTCGTAACTCGATCCTCTTGCAATAAATGTTGAGAGTTCTGAGATGGTTTCGAAATCTTGAACTATAAGTTTTTGTCCTTCGATTAAATTTTTAAGCAAAGAACATCCTAATCGCTTAACGGATTTTGTGGTGCGTATGCCTCGATAAGATTTATTCCCATAACCCCATGTAAGAGCAATCTTACCCTTTAGGTCAACGGTTGAAAGGATGTTTTCATACTCGTAATCTTCGAATAAAGAATCCACAATCTGCTGACCATTATCGTTTATTTCAACAAGAACGTAGGCTTGATTATAATAGTCAGCAACTCTTTTAATTATAGACGGATATACCAAAGGACTTATGTTATTATCTTTATAGGTACAAACCTGTCGATATGGAAGAGAGGTTACATCAATCACACTAAATGCCGAATAGTCCAAACCTTTTCCGCGAGATGTATCGACGACTACTGCGTAAGTGTGTTCTGGTATTGGTGCTTGATATACCTTAATTCCATTTTCGGATAGATGCATCGGTTTGACGAAAGCAAGTGATTTGAGCGCAGCTGCAGAAAGTAAAGTTCCCGCAGAACCCATAAACTCACATTCCATTTCCTGAAGAAACTTTTGTTCTCCAAGAACGCGACGCTGTTCGTCTGCCCATTGTTGACTCCTTCCTGGCACTTGACGCCAGTTAGCCTCAACATGCGTGAATCCGTTTAATCCTTCTACTGCTTCAGTCCACATTTTATAAAAGTGATTCATTCCATTTGGTGTTGACGACATAAGAATCTTAGATGTTTCACCAGAAGAAATCGTTGGATAAACAGATGTAAAAAAGTCTTCAGCAATGTTGCTTGGTACGAACGCAAACTCGTCAAGATATAAAAGCGAGATAGAGAAACCACGGATCGCACTTGATGCAGTAGAGTTAGCAAGCACACGGCATCCGTTTTCTAATTCAATGTCACCCTTGTTCCATACCTTAACGCCCTGTTGAATCCACATTGGCAATGCTTCGTATGCCAATTTAATTCGAGCAAGAATTTCTCTAGAGGTGCTGGCTTTGTTTGCAAGAATCGCGACTGTTTTGTCTTGATTGAAAAGAATATACCATAGAATGTAACCAACAATGATCGTGGTCTTACCAACCTGACGACCAGCCTTTACGATTACACGACGATTATTATTAATGTCGTTGACAACTTCTTTTTGAAACGGATATAATGAGATCTGCACAAAACCTTTGTCAAGCGTGATAATCTTAACATAGTTTTCGATAAAATATTCTGGATGCTCTGAGCATTTGATAAACTCACGGATTTGATCTTCCGTGAGACTCATTTGCATATTCACTCGCTTTAACTTGGGATTACCAAGATAATGTTTGAGTTTAGCTGTTATTTGATTCATT